GACACTGGAAGTCTGGTGGGTAGACCAATCCTGACAGCCTGTATTGATGCCTATAGTGGCTTGTGTTGTGGGTACTCGTTATCGTGGGAAGGTGGTGTCTATAGTCTCCGTGGGCTGATGCTCAATATCATATCGGACAAGGTTTCATGGTGTAGTAGGTTCGGTATCTCTATTCATCGTGAGGGCTGGGATTGTGATATGCTTCCGGCTACGTTCATCACCGACATGGGAAGTGAGTACACATCCGAGAATTTTGAGCAGATTGCAGAGCTGGGGGTTAAGGTTGTCAATCTCCCTTCCTATCGTCCAGAGTTGAAGGGGCTGATTGAGAAATTCTTCGATCTGGTACAGGAGAGTTACAAGAAGCACTTGAAGGGCAAGGGTGTCGTTGAGCCTGACTATCAGGAGCGTGGTGCTCACGACTACCGGAAGGATGCCTGTCTGACCATGATGGACTTTGAGAAGATCATCCTCCACTGTATCATCTATTACAATTCTCAGAGGATTATTGAGAACTTCCCCTACACCGAGGATATGATCGCCGCCCAAGTGAAGCCCTATGCTTCCCAAATCTGGAATTGGGGAAAATCCCAAATCGGGGCTAACCTTATTGAAATTGGGAAAAGAGAGCTGATGTTGACATTGCTGCCGAGAACTACCGGGAGATTCAGTCGGTCAGGGTTGAAGGTGAACAAGCTGCGGTATTACTGCGAGGGGTACACCGAGCAATACTTGTCTGGCGGTGATGTGGTCGTGGCCTACAATCCAGAAGACGTGACCTCTGTATGGCTGCTGGAGGACGGTACATACACCGAGTTCACTGTGATTGAATCCAGATTTGAGGGTAAGGACCTGACTGCGGTACAGGAACTACAGGAGAGCCAAAGAGCCATTACCAGGGGTGCAGCCAGAGATAATCTGCAAGCTCAAATCAATCTGGCCCAGCATATTGAAGCCATCGTGGGTAGTGGTGCTGGTCGTGGTGATGTTCACATGAAGAATATCCGTAGCACTCGCAAACGGGAGCAGACCAAGAACCACCGTGACTACATGAAGGAGGGGACGAACCGTGAGTGATCTTTCAGACGTTATCCGTATCCTGCCAACCATGAAGTCAGGGAATGAACTGTTGTCTGCGCTGGAAGTGTTGCCGGAGTACGATACTGCTATCTGCGATGCCGATGCTCCGGTACGGCTCATGGCACTCTCTGACCTCTACCGGGTGTACGTTCCCAATCAGATGTCCTTGGAAATCTATAGCAAGCTCTATCTTGCTTTGATGCGGTCGTTGCAGAAGAAGGGTACAACACTGGCAATACAACAGCGGAATCAGAATTACAGGGCTATCGTTCAGCAGGAGTACAGTGGCATCATGGGCGGCTCCGACAGCTTCACGATCATTGGGGCATCCGGTATCGGTAAATCATCTGCTATCAGCAGGGCAATCACGCTGATTACCGAGAATCGAATTATTGAGGTAGAAAATCCTCACACCAAAATCATCCCCTGCATCAGCGTCCAGTGTCCCTTTGATTCCTCCGTCAAAGGATTGCTATTGGAGATACTTCGGAAGGTCGATGAAGTCATTGGCGGCAACTATTATCCCAATGCACTACGGGCCAGGACAACCACAGATATGTTGATTGGCAGCGTCAGTCAGGTAGCGTTGAACCACATCGGGTTGCTGGTGGTGGACGAGATTCAAAACGTGTGTAACAGTAAGAACGGCAAAAGCCTTGTGGGGATGCTCACCCAGCTTATCAACAACAGCGGTATTTCAATTTGTATGGTCGGCACTCCTGAGAGTGCGGTGTTCTTTGAACAGGCCATGCAGCTTGCCCGGAGGTCATTAGGACTGCAATATGATGTGATGGAGTATGGAGAGGATTTCAAGGCGTTCTGTAAAGTCTTGTATTCCTACCAGTATGTGAGGCAGAGGCCGGAGATCACCAACGGCATTACAGAATGGCTCTATGAACACACATCCGGGAATATCTCGGTGGTGGTGTCCTTGATCCATGATGCACAGGAGATCGCCATTCTCAACGGCAGAGAGGTCCTAAATCTGGAATCATTGAACGAAGCCTACCAACAACGGCTATCCATGCTGCACGGGTTCATCCAACCTCGGCAGAAGTGCCAGACCTCGAAAACCAAACGAAGGACTACAATCCTCAAAGTCGATACTGATGTGGAGACGGACGGAGAGTTTACGATTGCTGCTCTGGTATCTCAGGCCAAGAGCGAGGGTGTGGACATCGTGGAGCTGTTGAAGAATCATCTGCCCGTGGTGGAGGTAGCGGTATGATCTCCTACTTCCCAGCCATCTATCCTGATGAATTGGTGTATAGCTGGCTCTGTCGATACTATGTACATTCTGGATTCTTTTCAAGTAAATCAGCTATGCAGGAGCTATATTGCAAGCGGTCTGACAATCCCAGTAAGGAGTTTATCGGGAATCTCAATCCTGGGGCCATGGAGCGTATTGCAAAGATGTATCCCCTGGACAAGCTGGTACTGGAACATACGATGTATCCTCAGTATGCCCGCTTCATCCCATTGGAGCAAAAGAAGACTGCCCTGTATCGGCTGGGGCATGATAACTGCGATGCACACCACCTGTTCTGTGTTCTCCCTCGGTCTGAGGGGGAACACTACTTGCGGTTCTGTCCGCTGTGTGTAAATGAGGACAGGGAGACATGCGGTGAAACCTACTGGCATCGGAAACATCAAATCCGAAACATGGGCATCTGCACGAAGCATAGGTGTAGGCTTGTGGAATCCAGTGTTCCGGCGAAGAGTGAGCAGAGCTTCACTTTTTGTCCTGCTGAACATTGCATAGGCCACAACAAGGTTGCCTTTGAGGAAGAACCCCAGATGATCCGGTTGGCAAGCTACCTGGACTCCGTATTTGACGCACCAATAGATTTTAACAAAGATATTCCTATCAGTTCCATCCTGTATGACGGTTTGAGCCGGACGAAGTATTTGAAGCCATCAGGCCGAAGCAGGTACACGAAGACGCTTGCCGATGATCTGAATGTGTTCTATGGAGGCATGGGTCTATGTAATATAGCGAGTATGTACCAGATTCAGAGGGTATTGCTGGGGAATAGGTCTGATTTTTCAGTGGTATGTCAAATCGCCTTTTTCCTCGGCATGGAGCCAGAGGAATTAACGTCCTCTACTCTGACACCGGAACAGATTCAGCAGGAGCAGGACAGCCACTACATGAAAGATACCGCCCCCGTAGACTGGGTACAGTTGGATGCAGACACAGCCCCTATATTGGAAAAGGTTGTCCAAGGCGTATATGATGGCACGGCCAACGAGAACAGTAGGCCCGAACGAGTATCAGAGAGACTTGTGTATCGGGAGATGGGCTTGCTGGGGCATCAACTGGAGAATATGCCAAGATGCAGGGCCATCTTTGAACGATACACAGAGACCTATCCCGAGAGCTGGGCCAGGAAGATCATTTGGGCATATCAGAGATTAAGAGCGCAAGGCAAGCCCTTCTATTGGTCGGATATTAGGAAACTCTCAGGGGTGAAGAAAAAGAACTTCTCGACGGCCATGCCACATCTGAAAGAACATACAGACGATGAAACAGCCAATCAAATCATAGCTTTAGTTGCAGCGGATACATGAAGAATTCCCAAGTTGCCAACTATGCTGATACAGTGATGATAGATCAGCTACATTCCATTGTGAGAGACAGCAGCAACGAGGGGTAGGGATCACATCCCTACCCCTTCATCTCACTAAGTTTTATTGCGTAGAACTGATTGCCACCAGTACCGTTGACCTACTGGTGGTAAATATTACCGAGTGGACTTTGCTCTATAGTTTTTAGGGCTTGTCTCCTCCATTAGCTTCCTGTGGTCACATTTAAGTCGTGTGGGTCGAGGCACAGTAGCGGATGAAAGCTGCGCTTGGGTATCTGAAATCTCATCAGGAGATTCCGTGCTTTGATCCTGCGTTGACTCCACATCGGTCGGCATAGCAGATGAATCCAACGTCTGATTTGATGCGGCTCCGCCAGCACTACCTGTATCCTCATGACTATTCAAAAATTCCTCTAGCTTATCCTGCTTCACAGTCCTGGGTAACTTCGTTCCTTTCTTCTGCTCTGATATAATCCCGGCATCTTCTAGCCTCTGGAGAAATCTATTTGCCCTATCATACCCCATTTCAAATTTGTCCTTGAGCTGCTTATTAGAGATTGTCTCCTTCTTATCATCTCGTATCCACTTAACAATCTCAATGAAGCATTGCTCGTCTGGGTCAACTTCTATCCCAGAATCACAAGTTATTGGGGAAGTCCCTGATTGAGAACCAACCTGCAATGTCTCATTTGTTAGTTTCACATCATCATACCGATGCCCAACACTACACTGACTGAAGTTCATGGTATGGAGCATACTCATGATTTCTTCAGTAGGCATGAATGAACCTTGTAATCTTCTAAGGCCCTCATACTGGTCACATCGAAAGTACATAGCTCCTTTCCCGTATAAGTTCACAGCGTCAGATTCACCGATTATCACCTTTGAGGTATGCCAGTTAGTACATCTGAATGCGATACCAGCGGCTAGATTAGTATTTTTAATTCCAATACCATCCTTGGTTGTGTCCTGAGCGGCTAATACCAGATGAATCTTAACTTTCCTGGCGCGTGCCAGCAGGTCTTCAATAACCGCAGATGACTTCTTATTGCCCCTCCCATTAGTTAATCCTTGAATGAACACTGGGGATTCATCTATAACACAGACAATCGAAGGCCATCGTTTGAATTGTTCGATGAAGACTCCTTCATCTAATGAATCTTTCTCCTTTAGACGGCGTTCCATTTCCCCTTGCAACCACAATATACATTGGCGTCCCCGCTCAATCTCATGCACTCTTATAGTGGGTTGCAACATGTGGGGAACCTTATCAAATGTTTTCAAGTCCGATCCCCCGAAGTCAAATAGCAACAGCTTTACCTTATCGGGTGGCTGCTTATAAACGATGCTCATTATCAAGCTGAACAAGGCACTTGATTTACCGGAACCGGATGTCCCACCGACTAGCAGATGAGGGAATTGTGCTACATCAGCAATGACCATCTCCCCCATCACATCATAGCCGACGGCGTATGGTATCTCCATCTGGCTTTCTTTGAAATCCTGACTTTCTAATATCTTAATCAAGCTATTCTCATGTAAAGGCTTTTCAGAGACAATCAGCCTTATTGAATGAGGTGTTAGATCAAAAGTAAGAACCTCCACCTCTAGTAATCGCCTGACCTCATCCGCATGTCGGCCAAGCAATTTCACGTTCGTTCCCGGCATTAACTTGACTGAGAAGACATATCTGCCATCCCTATATTCCGCCTCCGGTGCTATTGATATGGAAACATCATAGCTCTGATAATACTTTATGATGTCTTTAGCATACTCTGTACCTTTCCTTTTGATCCGCTTTCTCTCTGCTGCATCGGGAGAGTCTACATCAATATGGATTGTTTCTTGTCGTGTCGGTGCATAGGTAGCATGGAGCCTGAGCAGAGAATCAACAGCTTCATCTGTTATTTTCCTCACCAGTTTACTTGGGTTGTGTCTCCCTTGCCGTGTTCTATATGTGAACTGCGTCCCCTCAGATAGCCGTATAGAACGCTCAAAGACCTTCATGAAGTGTGAAAAGAAGTATGCAAGATACCCGGTGTTAGTTATGTCTTTTGATGTGATCCCAGGCCATCCGCCATACCTTGTCCGCAACCTATTGGTGTTGTCGTCAAGATCATATAGCAGAGGAATCTTGCCCCCGTACTTACGCAATTCAACTAGCCTCTGTGTCTCTGATAGAGACAAGTATGAGGTTGAGTTACCCGCATCAAAGTATTTCTCTGCATCCCTCACAAGTTCATATACCCAAGAACCTAACCGCTGTCTGTACGAGGAGATGAGGTCGATATACTCATCGTCGATTTCCAACTCCGTAAGATCCATACTGAACACGTTGCGGAACTGTGATTGGAGAGTCGGACATAGAAAAATCGGAAGCATCTTGAACTTAGCATTGAGGTCAAGTCGCTTGTTCCTGTTGGGAATGTTTGCTGTCTCACGGAGTAAAGCTAAGTACAGCTTCTCGTTTTCATAGCCATCTACAACTACGGGGATGTCTCGATAATACAATAGGCTGTCTAAGGCATTCTCCAGCGTGCCTTTAGGGTATATCGTCGCACGGTCATGGTCGCACTCTGCATAGTGAAACTCATGACATTGGTCGAATATCCCCGCATTTACATCGCATATCTGAACTATTTCATGTACCAGTCTATACGTGTTTGAGTTGCGTCTACAAGCTACTTGCAGGACATAGGGAATACCCCTATGTTGAGTTTTTAACAGGCTGCTGAACAGGGCAGCAAGACAATATCCGAAAAGGTAGGTGGTGACAGCCCCATATTCTTTATGAAGGAAAATCTCATCCATATCTAAAAACACTCGGGAGGTTACATCTGCATCATTCTCTACACCGCAATTCCGTCGGCATCGCTGGTCGAGGTGGATACATCTGTTGAATACTTTGTAAGTATCTCCCTGCCAGCCATAGTCAGACTGGTTAAGATAGGAAAGGATTTCTTGAACATCGCTAGGTTCCTTTAATTGAAGCACCGACAACATTATCTTTATCTTTTCCATATCCCAGGTGTAGTCGTTTGCTTTTGTATGTTCGATATGCTGGACTAACTCATAGAGGTGCTTGTCGTCATCACTATGGCACTCAAGGAATTTATCAAGTCCCTCATGCACAATGTGAGAGATGCCCGTTTTCAAAACACGATATTCACTGTCATCCATTATAACCTCTCCATTTTTGAAAACTTATCTTATTCTCTTATCTCAATAACAACATATCACTTTAGAAATATAGCATATATTTCTCAGAATGTAAAGTATTATTTGGTAAGATAATAAGATAAGTACATCAAGACGACCTCTGCATCTATAGCATTACCTATCTTTTGGGTGGAGAGGGGACAACTGTTTTCTCCGTCCCTAACTAAAAATAAGTACGAGGGCTGCCCCACGAGCAGCCCCCGTACTCAGACTTCCAATCCTAGTTTCTCCGCAATTTCCTCGGGAGTAAGCCCGGCTTCCTTCGCTGCCGCCATCACCGTTTTCATATTAACGGGATGCAGGAGCTTCTGCTTCTGAGTCTCCAGAGCTTCGATCTCAGCTTGCTTCTTGGCGATCTTCTCATCAATCGCCGCAATGCGTTCCTCTGCTGTCTTCCCGGCCATGTTTATGCCCTCCGTCTTCAAAAGATGAATCCATTTTACATTGAAAAGATAGGCTTGTCAACAGCATTTGAACCTCGCTGCAATGATTATTTTAGGAAGTACGAATACACGTTTTCCAGGTGCTTGACCTCGTGCCTTTTGCTGATGGTCACGGGCGACAAGTTGATTTTTGTAAAGGCCATCATGACCTTCTCCGTATCCCGACAGTTCATCGCCTTCCGAGCCAGATGGAGGGACTTCTTTTCCGGGATCAGAGTTAGGAGCCGCAGCATTCTCCTTCTCATAATGCTGTCCTTAACTTCGCTGCGGATGATCTCGACAGCAGCGGTCATCTTGTGAAAATCACCGAAAGGGACTACCCGAGCGAAGGTTTCCATGAAGATGTCTGCGCTGCACTTTACTATCTTTGTGATCTGACTGACAACATCGCTTGCGTCCGCATATTCCCGGATGGCCTTGGGCTTGGTGAGCTTTACCTCAGCCCGAAGGATACCCTTGGTCTGCTCACTCGCCGCTTGCAGTTGCTTCCGGCCTGCGTCTGCACCTCGTAGCTGACCCATGACAGCTTTCTCCAAATCGTACAAAAGAAAGTCAATGTGGTTGCTGTTCCCACTTAAACAGAAGCTGGCCTTCTCGTCAAAACAATCATAGCTGACTGGGGAGAACCCCTTGACCTTACCGATCCTCTTTATGACTTTTAGGTAGTCCGACACCTTTTCATGACTACCAACATTGATGTCCAGTGTTAAGGTCACACCGGACAATGTGAAGTCGTCCAGACTGTAGCTGTGGTTGAAGTATTCCTCAATGCGCTTATCCAGTTTACGGAGCATCTTGTTGGTGTCAGACGGGTCATTCACGACCATGCCAGCGTTGACAAGAACTCGGACTTTCTTTTTGTAAAGGCTATCCCGATAGATGATCGTGATGCCTTTCTCTGCCAGAGAGGGGTCGATGTATTCACCATCAAGTTCAACTTCCTTTAGGTAGCTTGCCTTGGTGGTGAAGATTCTTTGGAATGGGTCTGTGTCCAGTATCAGGGACAGTTCAAAAGTTTGGTTTAGAACCATAATAATCCACCTTTTTTACAAAGATATTTTACCGAAAGGTTGTGGATAATTACTATTTCTATCCTGCATTAACGGCGGTATGCAGTGGTAAGGAACGGCATACCACCGCCACTGTTTGCCAGTGGTACATTTCATCTCGATGACTGCGCTAATACAAATGCGTTGGCTGTGGAACACTCATTTAACTAGGACTGGCATAGGATGGGTGGCTTGGGCAAAGACTCCTACTCTTTACTATAATCAAAGCCATCAACCATCTTTGCCTGACTAAGTGGGAAGTTCGAGAAAAGATGTACTTTACATGGATTTCGGAGAAGCCGTGCTCGCCCCACGGCTTGCTCCAACTCGCTTTCAATCATCCAGAATTGAAGATGCCGTAAATCTTCATTGTGGAAGGTCGTAAAACGAAAACGATAGCCATTGTGTGTGACTACCTGGGGTTCCACCTCTTCATCTTCATCGAAGTCAAGCCCCATCGTAAATGCAGCCAGCTTGTATAAGAAGTCGGCATGGTACGGGGTTCCAACAACGAGGATGTCTTGGCCTTCCAAAGTGTTACTGCCCTCAGTGTTCCCGAAGTGCAGATGTCCAATCTTCTCTCGCATGAATGTGATAACACGCTCCTCGTCCATGTCAAAGCGTTTCATCAGGCGGCGGACGATGCCAGGGTCACTTGATATAGAACTACGGCTCATGGACCTACCGGGATACTGGCACAGCGGCCCTTGATACTTGGCTCTTTTACATTCATAGAAATCCACTCTATCCCAACCGAAGTATTGACGGCATATACCCTCGTCAACGGTAGCTGAAACCATGATGTATTTTATATCTTTGAAGAACTCTGGGAGTTTTAGATAAACAATGGCATCTTCTTTTAGATTAAGCTCCTTATCGCTTCTCCGAACATAGAATTGCTCTGCCTGGCAGAATGACGGCAGATCAAAGGAGTATAGTTTATCATCCTCATCGTCCCATTCCAAGCTATCGAGTTCAATGGACGACTGAACTTTAGCCTTCCTCAATAGGGATTTTATCTTTTGGGACAGGCGGCTGTCAGTGGTCTTCGCCAACAACTTCTCCAGCCTAGCAACTGGAACTTCTCCTTGATTTGGGATGATACTCTTGAAGATGATGTCCTCATCAATGATGATCGCATCGAACGCCTTTAGCCGCTCTTCGTCCATGCTCAGCAGATAGCGGTGGGTTGTGATAACGCTGCCCTTGAAGTTTTTCAGGGCCTCGCGCTCCTTCATATACTTCCTCAAACAAGGGATGTCTTTTTCTTTAAGTATCTCCTCAATGTACGGATGGACTAGTTGGTGTTGTCCGCTCCGATGAAATCTCTCAATATGCTCCTTTACCTTGTCCGGTATCTCATTCTTGATCTCCTCCAATGAGGGTGTCTTGCGTACTTCTATATCCATTTGGATTGCTTTGTGGTAAAGCTCGTTCTTCAATAGATTGGTCGAAGCAGCGACCAGGAACCTATGATCTGGATTCTCTGACATAAGTTGTAGGTAACTGTGACTCTTACCAGCTCCAGTCTGACTTTTAATAATGTGAATCTTGGTATCCTCAGCATGATACGCTTTGCTGATGGCCTTGTATGTATCATCTTGAACATCTTCTATCGAATAGAACTTCTCACTGTACCCTGGTAGCCTTTCCATCATTCCAGGCTTAGGACGTACCGTAGACAGGATGTTTGTACCGTGGTTACATTCCTTGCAGTAGGGACAAAAGCTGGCGCAGCTATAGGGCTTGTACTCTTGCTGGCGGATATAGGAAAGGTGACGTTCCCACTTCTCTCTCCGCTCATCATCGTAGAACTCGGGATGCTCTGCTTGGATCTCTTTGAATCGTTGAATGCCTGATTCGACCTGCTTCAGATTGGTAGCCAGGCCAAACAATTCATCGTGGCTCATGTCCCTCTCGCCACTCTCAAACTTTCCGAACAACTGACATCCTCGACTCATATCTGACAATACAGATGATCGGTAGGCTCCGTGATTCTTATGCTCCTTAGTCACACCATCTGTTCTATCAACAGATGGTGTGACAGAAGACTTGTTGGTGCTACCATTGAGATTAACTCGATAAAACATCTTCGGGAAATTCTCGCCATCTTCTATTATATTAAAGGGAATATTTATAATAGGGCTTGGCGAGATTTTCCCATCCTGAGCTGATAGAGATGCACCAAGGGCTTCAGTCGGATCATCAGTCATGGTGACATCCAGAAGACCGTTCTTGTTGAGAGCGATGCCTGTCTCTCGTGAGAACCTGGACAGCTTCTCCTTGTAATGATTTCCTGTTGTATCCCGCAAGAAGTACGTCAGACCTCTGAATATGGATTCGACATTGATGGTAGGGATGGTATCATCGTAATAAATCAGTCCCTTTCCTCCAAAGAACATTCTGGCGCTGTCTGTGTAACACGACTTATCGGCTTCAGGGAAGATCGTACCCAGTGCCAGTTGCATAGCTTCTACAATTCTTCTGTGAGAAATAGAGACATCATTAAGGAACACTACTCGGAACTTATCATGATCTGTACTGGAGAAGGTATCGTAGGCGAACAAGATAGGGAGATCGTACTTCTTGGCTCTGGCCTTTACTTCTTCTAAGGAGACTCTTCGGTTTGGGTCTTTGTTATCAAAGTCCAGAGCGAACATCTGCTGCTGCTCGAAGTTATCCTTGCTTCGCTTGCCATTCTTGAATGTGGCAGGGCAGAACGTATACCCGCCACGTCCCACAACAAGAGCAAACTTCTTCATGTTGATACAACTTACCTCTTTGATGGAAGCCCCGATTCGATTGCTGATCTTACCTATTGCTTCATCCTTGGGTTTATCTCGGAAACCTTCTTCATCGAGAGATACTTTAATCTTGTCCATGCTTTCAACTCCTTTAGGGTTTGGATTTATTTCCCAGTAGGAGTCAATCAAAAAAATAATCATAAGGGCAAAGGATGGGCATATGCTCATCCCTTGCCCTCCATATCCGTCCACAGTTAAGCCTGATTTTCAAATGCAGAACGATTGGCGGCCTGCTGTACTCTCCTGTAGAACGTGGTCTTGCTCATCTTCAGTGTCCGCATGGCTTCCGTTGCTGTGATCTCGCCTCTGCGCCACTGAGCGACCACTCTATCGAAGTTGGGCGACTGCTTGGCCTTCCTCCCAGTGTATTTACCCTGTTCCTTAGCGATGGCAATACCCTCACGTTGGCGTTGCAGGATGTACTCGCGCTCCAGCTCCGCCACAGCTCCGAAGATAGTCAGCATGAATTTCCCTGTGGGGGTTGTCGTGTCAATGGCCTCCTTCCTGCTGACGAACTCCACCCCTTTGGCGGTCAACTGCTCCACCAGCTCCAACAGGTCTTTGGTGTTCCGGGCAAAGCGGCTGATGCTCTCCACAATGACCGTATCACCCCGGCGCACATACTCCATCATCTTTTGCAACTCTGGCCGGTTGGTGTTCTTACCACTCATTCGGTCAATGTAGACCTCATCCACCCCCAGGGATTCCATCAAGACTTCCTGCCGGATGGTGTTCTGCTCCTGAGTGCTGACCCTGATATAACCGATCTTCATATCCAGTCCCCTCATACAAAAGTAAACGTCCCATTAGGGTCGGCTCTCATTCTGGAACGTACCAGAACTCGAAAACCAACTCTAATGGGACGCTTTTTCAATGTCCCGTTTGGGTGTACTCTAACGGGACGCCTAGATGAAATCGGACACACTCATTCCAGGCGCATCCCACGGATTGGAAGGACTGTAATCGCCGCCCGTGCTGGACGGGGCCGGGGGGTTATCGGCATCTCTGTACTGCTCCATGTCTAGCCCCAGATATTCAGCCTCGGTGTCCGACAGTTCGGCAACATCGGCCATGTAGCGGTAGGCTTCTTCCTCTCCATCTTCGATCAGGCCATCTTTCAGAACCGTAGCGATCTCACTCATTCTGGCCCAAGAGATATACTGCTCGTTCGTCCGCATCAGGTAATAATCCAATGCCTTGAAAAGAGCTTCAGCCCTGGTCAGTCCAGAGAACTTACCAAAATCGTAGTAGCAGCACGTCCAGCCCCAGCTTCCAGTTTCCTTATCCAGAGCATACACAACGGCGTACTGCGTCATGCTCTCACCTCGAAGGATAAGGGCATACTGCCCTTTCTCATCAATCAGCGTATACTTCATTATGTGTCCTCCTCGTCATCGGCCAGCTCGTCTATTGCAGAGAAAGGGTGCTGCCAGTCGAAGTAACAAAACGACTTTCCTCACTCTCTACACCACCTTGGCACCTGTTATTTCGAGATAGTGCTTTGCGCATACAACGCGATCAGTCCCGTGCAGCATCCGGTCAAACACCTCCTGATCAGCGACGCTCATAAAACAGAAAGTACAGAAATGCTTGCCGCAATATTCACACTCCCAGATGTCGCCTCGGTGGTCATCGTGGGTATCCCACTTTTCCTCAAACCCGCACTCATCGCAGGTGTAGGTATCCCTGCTTATGCTATACATGTCAGCAGCTCCAATCTGAAATGTGTTACCAGACATCCCGGCATGGCGTAAAGATGAAGTCAACACCAAGCACAGGATCATCCGGCTCTCCATCGAAGTCATTCTGATACTTGGTGCAGATATTCGGCCCCCAACCCTTCCGAGGGTCAACATCGACATACAGGTTTCCGTCAGGCCCCTTGTAGACAGGTCGATCCCAACTGTCACGGCCCTGGAGAATCAGGAGCATTTGGTTACAGGTATGCGGAAGATACCCCACGCCAACGGCATCTTCCAGCTCTCCGGTCAGATTGCCATAGACGTTGCTTCCATTCCGTGTCAGTAACCCCTGAGCCTCGTTGTTCCGCACAGGCCAATAGGTAATAGGAGAGGCCCAGCAAACCGCCAGACCTCCCATAGTATGGATGCGGATTATCTCTGCGCCGCAATGTTTACACCGCATATTCTTCCTCCTTGAATTGCTCTGGCTCGTCCATATTATCAAAGCCATCGCCGCCATCGTCTTCCGGGTCAGGTTCCTCCACCTCATCAGCCACCGGAAGCAAAGACTGCATCACATCCCGCCGTGTCTGTACCGATGTAGGTTTTGCGCTGCCGGCTGATACCGTGTGATTGTACTCCGGCGATATAGAGGGATGCCCACTGAAGAACTCGGTCAGGGTATGGTTGATCTCGTCCTGGCTGACATCATATTGGACTGCCAGACAGCAGTAATAGGCACAACTAATGAAATGCGTCCTGCCCTTGACAGTGCGAAGAACCTTGTTATTGACATCCATCAGGCTCCTGGCGAACACCGAGTAGGCATCCAGCCCGGAGTTGATCGTGTCCAGCACTTCGCTGTCAACCTCAACCTTGCTGGCCCACTCCCGGAAGGGCTTGGTGGAGAAGTCGGGGGATTCCTCTGTGATAAGCTGGTAAAGCTGCATGGCGATCATCTCATCGGTGAACCGCTTCCTGCCAGCCTCCGAGACTACGAACTGAATTGCCTTGTGCTTGGCGAGCTGTTGGAAGATCGTCAGGCTGGGGACGTTGGCACGGGTCAACTCGATTGCCGACAAAGGTTTGCCGTTGTTCAGCCTGCGGAAGAACTCTCTGACCTCTGCTTCCGTCATTCCTTCATAATAGTAGATCGTGAGGTTGTAGTCCTTGATTTTGTCCTGCGCCCACTCCGGCAACTGCGAGAAGTACAATCCGCTGACATCTTCCACGCACCCATTATCATCTACGACAGCAGGGGTATCGGTGGACAATGCAAACTCATCGTGAAGATATTCGCTGATGGTATTGGACCGCTGCTTCCCATCCAGGCTGTCATAAACGCCGCTCTCATCACGGGTGAAATACATGGCAGGGATAGCGTAGCCATAGATCATGCTGTGGATCAGGAGAGACTTTTTCTCAACGTCCCACACAAGATTGCGCTGCACGGCGTTGTCATAGTTGACTTTGCCCTTCTCCATCTGATTCACCAGGGCCTTTGCCGTCCAGTTGATATTAAAACGCTGCATATTATCGCCTCACTTTCCAGTGCTCTGTCTTACGCATGAGCAGCCTCCTTCTGGATGCCGTACACATCATCGATATAGTAGGCCCCAGTAAAGAAATTGAAGATGGCCGTACACCGAACGCCGTTGACCTCGGCCAGATAGCGGTTATCGCCGATGCACTCAATGATCTCCGCCTCGCCCAACACATGGCGGTCGTGCTCATGATCTTTCAGACTGTGAATATACGCCTTGACTTTCATAATCCACCTCCATAAAATAGTAATGAGCTGGAGCCGATGAACACCGGCCCCAGCCATAATCTCAGCCAATGGCAACTCTGGCCCGGCAGCAGAAGTCCTCCATGCAGCTTACCGCAGCACCCTTTGGCATCTTCAGGAGCCGTGCCGCTTCATGGAGAGCAAGGCCATCAATCAGAAGGTTGATGATCCTGGCCTCTCTCGGAGTAGCCACGTTCACCACCTGTTCCAGAAGGGCCTTGCCCTCAACCCGCCGCTCGGTATCCTGCCTGGGGTCTGTAAGTTCAACATCATCCAGCCCTACGGTAACGCCGCAACGCTTGGCACGGGAATGATATTCACCCTCCCGGAGAACGGCGTCCTTCATGGCCCGGAACGCCATAGCTTTGAAGTTCACTCCTGCCGGGGGATTGCGAATGTACTGCTGCACAGCGGAGAGATAACCAAAGATCACGACATCATAGAACTCGTCCATCGGGAGACGCCTGTAGCGGAGGAAGTCGATCACCAGGTTGTGGTGCTGCTCCGCAAAGTCCCGTTCTTCCTGTGTCATAGGCCGCAAAGCCCTCATTCTTCTCAACTCCTTCATGATGGTTTTTATTGATACATGGGATAATTCTCAGCAGGGGATGTCTGCCACCCCGACCAGCCATAAACTGTCCGCAGTAATCAAATGGTGTTCCCAGGTGAGATGCAGGTGTCGGGCGATCAATTTCTCAGCCAGCACGATTCCAATGCCGCCGACATCTAAACAGCCCTCATCAGGCAAAGCGTCCTCCCAATCCTCTTGGGTAGCCTGTGTAGCCTGTAAGAGTTGGCAGAGCTTCGGGAGGGGAAGACGATATTCGGTGAATGTCACATCCCAGAACGAACTTTCTACCACATTGACCCTGCACTGGACTTGAAGCCCTAGGACTTCCTTGATTTCTTCTGCTACAATGCCGCTGACCTCGGGCCACCTCAGCTCGACAGCACGTTTCTCAGATATGTCCCTCATATCTGGATGACCTCCTATAAAGAAGCAGCGGGGCAATCCACCCTGCCGCTCCGCTAACTGTTCATACGCTCAAATTCCTGCTCAGACAGGACGGTGATTCCCAGGGCCAGAGCCTTGACCAGCTTATTGCCGGGCCGCTCTCCCAGGATCAGATAGTCAGTCCTCTTGCTTACCTTGGATACAGGCTTGGCCCCCAGTTCCACCAATCGGGCCTTGATAGCAGCACGGGTGTAGTTCTCCAGCTTACCCGTGACAGCTACTGACTTTCCGATGAAAGGGTTATCAGGATTCATGTTCCCACCTCTCAATCAACTTCCAGCGGCAGGCAAACGATACGGCCATCCATACCCCAAAACATTTCCGGAGTGCAGAACCGTTCCTGATACTGCTCGATCTGCTCGGGGGTCAAACTGGTGAAGTGGTCACTGTCAGCGGGAGCACCGCACAGGAAGAAGGTCCCGGACACAATGTCGTAGAACTGTCCATCCTTATCCCGCAACCCCCGATTCGCCGGTAGGTTCATCAGCTTACCCTCATCATTGCAAACCAGCGCAACGGGATCATCGAAAGGATAGATAGGCTGAATCAAGCCCCCTACGATCTCCTGCATGACTTTCAGGGAATCATCAATTTCCCGCACTTCCGGTCTGCGCTCCGGTTCAACTACTAACACACGCATAGCAACACCTTCCTTCTATATCTCAAATTTTCCCCGCAGCCAACGGACAGCCTGATGCTTCCGGGAAAATTCCTCCGTCCATGCGTCCCCAGTCGTGTTGTCCACCGCCACCCATTTACGGCCTTCCTTCGTCAGAAAGAGGCCGCAAGGGATACGGTGCTCTATGATCCGTCCAAGAACCCCCGAGCTGACACGCTGGATTTTAAGTTTCTTTTCCATCTGCATCACCTCCAACGGCTGTGTTCCGGTCCTGACACATCAGGTAGTTTGCGGTTGGCTCCCAGTCAGAGACTACGATCTCCATGTGCTTATCACACAGGAAGTCACCCTCGCCGATGTACTGGCAGCAGTCACAGACGCCAGGATCACAGAACCTCTTGAGCGTGGGCCTGCCGTGTACCTTTTTATGTTTTCTACTCATGGCTCGCTCCCTTGGGGACAGCGGCGAACTCCATGTGGTACATATCCAGGGATTTCCCAAGGATAATGTGATCGCCCTTGTAGTAGGTCGGTTCGCAGTACCCGGCAGCACGGGCCTCCGCCTCTGTAGTAAAGACAGCGGTAATCCGAACTGTGCAGAACCGGGGCGTATAAACAGAATCGCCAATCTTCATGTTCAACGCCCTTCCTTTCTATTCAGATGCCGTTCCAGCAGGGTACAGTAGCCGTATACCCGGTCAACAGACAGCTCTACCCACTCACCGCAAGCGGTCTGATCCCCTCGCACAGGCTCCAGGTGAACCTTTCCATCCTCGTAGGATTCATGGACCCGGATACAGGTGTCACCGAAGAAGTAGCAGACAGTCCCGTCACCCTGCTCTGTGCTGGTCAGGCTGGGAATAGCTGCCACATCCCGCATCTGTTCCAGGATGTAGCAGTCCTCTACCTTCCAGCCATCGGCGTTCCCTTCCTCAGCCATATACCAGTCCAGCCGGACCCCCTGATCGGAAGTCACGTCCAGGCAGTAGGCAAAGATAGAGTAGCCACCCATGTTGGGCCAGAACGCCTTATTGTCACTGGAAATACGATAAGTACGGCTCAACAGGGAGTACGGTTTCCTAAAGCTATCTTCCGTGAAGATAATGTGTGCTGTCAGATCATCCCTGGGAGAAGTAGCTTTCAGCTCCCGGAAAATCTGTTTCAATTCACTATAGTTCATAATGATTCCTCCAAAAGTAAATGACCCGGCATCCCCACCGTAAGGCAGGGACACCGGGCCATCGTAGTGCATCTTAGCTGGCCTGTGCCAACTCAGGCACCATCTGGGCGGCGTTCACGATCTCCATGAACTGCTGACCGAACGCCTTTGCCTGGGCCGCTTCCTCCGGGCTGAGGGTGCCGACCGTCTGGAAGTTGAACAGGGCGTAGGGCTTGCCGCCCTTGCTGATGGACTTCTCCAAGGTAATCTTCGTGACCACACTGGAAAGCGGCGTCAGGGTACTCAACAGCCGAGTGGAGTATTTCAGGAACCGTCCTTTGCTAGTCACGGGGACACGCACCAGCAGAGGAATAATGCTGTTGGGCCGCAGCAGGAACAGTAGCACCGATTCCTTACACGCCTTGGCATTGCTCTCCCCGTCCTTGGAACCGAAGTCATTGTAGGGACAGTGCGCGCAGGCTTTCCCATCGTGGGAGATAATGCTGTTCTGGCTCATGCAGACAGGCGGCGTACCCTCCACCGGATCGGGCGTATCCCAATATGCCCTGGGCGTGGTGTAGTCCAGAATGATACCAGACAGCTCCATTGCGGCCTCGTTTCCCGCCAACCCCGGCACCTCAAACACGGTAGCACCGCCAGAGGGGGACTTGACCAGATCGAACAGGTCGAGGGTCAGCGGCTGGCTCTTCAAGTTGGCCCGGATGATGTCCAGGGCGTTGTTCGTCAGGGCCAGATAGGTGGAATCCACCTGGGCCAGAGAGGTTTCCGGCGCAGAGGTAACGGTGATGGTCTGATTTCCGGCAGGCTGCTGCAACTCCTGCATCTTGCCGCTCATACGGCCTTTCAGTTTCGTGTTGTCCATAATGAACCTCCTAAATTAACTCGCCACCTTGATGGTAAAGCGGCGGTAGGATGACTTGTTGGCATACTTCTTGTAGAGAGTGGGATGCTCGGCCTTCAAGGTCTTGCTGTCAAGCCGCTCCTGGGACACGCTCTTCCAGGTGACAATCCGATCACCAGTAGTCCCAACCTCATTCTCGCCCATCATCTCCTTCAGAAGATTCTCGGCCTTCTGCTTCCGCTCGGTGACGATCTCCAACTGCTCACAGGCTTCATCATACTGGGCCAGCAGATCAGCGGCAGTGTCGGGCAAAGTGATGTGAGACTTGGGGATGCTGTCATGGAAGCGGTCAGCAAGGAACTTGGCAGAGGCAGTGGAGCCATCCAGCGGCGGAACGGTAAGCTCCTCTACATGATGCCAGAAGTTGGATTCCAGCTCAATGAGCATAGAAATCAATTCCTCGTCACGCTCCACGAACTTCCACTTGAAAGTGTTGCCGCCAATCAAAACGGCGATGTAGGTTCCGGCATACCCGGTGACGGCCATGTAGTGCTGCACCTGGAGCATATACTCGTCTGGGATGGTGTCCTCCCACTCGCTGGCCTTATACGCCGAAGCGGTCTTGGCCTCGAAGATGCACTTCCCAACATCCGGGACATCACAGATGCCGTCCAGGTTCGCCAGCATGAAGGGATGTTCCTCGCTCTGGAGCAGCTGCATGGTGTGGATCACCTCGATCCCGGTGCGCTTGGTGAACTCAGCCCGGACGAAGGGTTCCAACTGCGTCCCCCAATAGGCAGCTTCCCCGGCCTCCTGGCTGGGCATCTGATCTGTTTTCTCCATCCACAGCTCCACAGGGGACTTGTAGCGGTTGATACCGCAGACTACGGAAGCGTCCGAACCGCCGATACCCAGCTTGCGCAGCTCCAGCCAATCGGCATAGGGCATATTTTCGGTTGACGCTAAGATTTTTGCGGACATAGGAAAACCTCACTTTCATAAAATTGGAGCAGGGGACGCACAGCCACAAGCTATACATCCCCTGCCTTGAACTTACGCAGCCGCCAGCGCCATCTTGTACGCCTTGTCAATCATAGCGTTACCCTCCACAGTGCGCAGGAACAGATTTTCGTTGTAGTTTTTGGTCTTGCGGATGGGATCTGCATGAGTAGCAAAATCGCTGACGGCGTTGACAAAACGGTAGCCGTTCTTGCCCACGCTGGACAGGTCGGGAGCGTCCCAATACCGCATTTTCATGTCCTCCAGGAGCCGCAGATTGTTTTTACGCTGAACGTCGGGCATATCGGCGGTGACTGGGAAGAACTCCTGCATGAACTCCATGATCTTCCGGTCAGGCAGCTTGATTTGGGACAGGGCATCAATGCCCCGGCCCAGCTCGCTCATGTATTTCTCAGCCAGCCCAAGGGTTTCCTCAGCCTCATGGACACGAAGCATGACATTCTCGGTGTGTTTGGTAGTCCAGATACGCTTTGCACTGTTGAGGGCCAGATTAAGGGTATTCTGGCAGACCACCCGGATTGGTGTCATAGCAACTTTGATACCGGAGCTGCCATCGTGGGAGTTCATCACCACCAGATAAGGGGCGATCTCGTCCCCGGCGATGATATAGCGGTGGGGCATACGGGCCAGCATCCAGACCTTGCGGCCGCCCTGCAAGGCCCCGGCAGTCTCATAGGTCACGCCAGCCCCCAGCAGGTCATCGGTAAACTGGAAAGCGTCCTCGTTCTGCACCACCTTGTAGCGGTCAGAGACAATACCCAAGGGGGCGTCGTCGGTGCTACGGAGATTGGCCTTGTAGCCAGCGATCAGGGAGCCGTCCCCGGTGTAAACGTCCTTCTGAACGACCTCCCAATCAAGGCCGGCATAAATCAGAGCGTCAGCGGAGGTCGGGGCCTCCATGACTTGGGTACCCAAGCCATGCCAGGGCTTTTCTCGGACATAGAACATGGTTTCAACGTTTGCGGGCATTTTTTAGTCCTCACTTTCATTCAATTTTTCGTAGCGTTCATAGCATTTGCGGCACATAGATTCTTCGCAATCTGGATCATACTTGGAATAGTAGGCTTCGCTGCTGCGCAGAGGCTTGCCGCACCGAATACAATAGGTGTAGGATTCCTTGTGACCTTTCTGATTGGCCTGAACATTTTCATTCACTGCAAATCATCCTCTTTTAGAATCACATCAATCGCTATACACAGGGCGGCCGCTGCTGCGGCTAGTATGATACCAAGGAAATCCTTCATATTCTGCTCCCAATTTTTGATGGCTAATCCCCCCTTTCTAAACCAACTATAACGCTACATAACAGCCGCATGATGCAATACCAGTGCAACCATCTGTGTCAGCAACGTTCGCACAAATTCCAACAACAGTCTCAACATTTTTATTCCCCATTTCGCATTCAGCTTGATAGGAAATCAAAAAGTGCAAAAGCCCATAATCGCCGAGAATTATGGGCTTCTGCACTTTTTCATGCAAATAATATATGGGTGTCGAGGGATAAAATAACACCAAACAATTGAATAAGGCACAAAGCCAAATTTTGAGAAAGCAGGTGCGTAAATGTACTATGATGAATTTGGATACCCTGTTCAGGATAATGACGAAGGAAGTCTTCCTCCAAATGAATATATGACCCCGCAGGAGGTAATGGCGTTTCTCGCCATAGGCCGCAACACTTTTTATCGGCTGGTCCACTCCCGGGGGCCTCCGGCATTCC